AAGTTGCTAAAATAAATACAATTCTTGTTGCAAACGTAGATGGTTCAAATGCTGCTGATATTACAATTGAAGTTAGTATTGACAATGGATCTAATTATGTCAAACTTGCTAATACAATATCAGTGCCAGCAGATGCTACCCTAAGTTTTTTAGAGAATCCAATTTATTTAGATGAAACAGATTTGTTATATTTTACAGCATCAGCTGCAAATGACTTAACTTATTTTGTTTCTTACGAATTATTAGATGACGCATAATAAATAGAATTATAGGAGGCAACATAATTCATGGCAAATGGCGGAATTATAGGACCAAATCAAACAATTATAGCTGCGGCTTCTGTTTCTGAAAGAGTAAGTACATTTAATGCAGATGGAAATTTTACAGCACAGTCAGCCCCAGTTGCAGCACATCCTGGAATTAGAAAAGCAGATATTTTAGTAATAGCTGGTGGTGGGGGTGGTGCAACTGGATCTGGTGGTGGCGGTGGTGCTGGAGGTTTAGTAGCCGCACCTTCAATATCAATACCTGGATGTACAGTTGCAGTTACAATTGGAGGCGGTGGAGCTACAGGAGGTCCTCCTGGAGGAAGTACGGCAGGTATGGGATCACCAGGAGTAAATACTACTTTTGGATCTTTATTAACAGCTGTAGGTGGAGGATCTGGTGTTAAAAATGGATGTGTAAGTCCTGGTGGTGGAAAAGATAAAGCTGGTGGATCTGGAGGTGGAATAGGTTATCCAGGTGATGGGTCAAATGGAACAGGTGGTTCATCAAATCAATCAAGTCAACCAGGTTGTTCAGGAACATTTGGTTTTGGAAATGCAGGAGGAAATAATCCTCAAGCTGGTACAGCTAATTTAGGAGGCTCTGGTGGTGGAGGAGCTGGAAGTGCAGGTACTACAGCAAATAGTAAAGACGGACACGCAGGTGGAAATGGTAAAGCAAATGATTTTGGAAGTCCAACTTCAAGTCCATCAAATACTACTTTCGCAGGTGGCGGAGGTGGTGGTGGAACAGACGCTAATGGAGCATCTGGTGGTTCAGGGGCTGCAGGCCCTGGTGGTGGAGGTAGAGGTGGAAGTGTTAGTGGTTCAACATCTAGTCAAGCAGGAACTGGTAATACTGGTGGTGGTGGAGGTGCTGGTGGAGAAAATGCATGTGGATCAGCAGGTGGATCTGGTAAAGTTGTTGTAAGAGAATTAGCATATAGTACACCAAAAGCAGCCCCTGGAGTATGGTCATTAAATGAAATTTATGATTTTGAAAAAAACGGTGAGTGGTTTAGACGATTATATGATATAGATTATTTAGTAGTAGCTGGCGGTGGTGGCGGTGGTGGAGCTCATGATACACAGACACACGCTGGTGGAGGAGGTGGAGCTGGAGGTTACAGAGCTTCTGGATATGGTCCAAGTCCTTTACAAGGATCTGCTTTAAGTTTAACTTTAGGAAGTTATAGTATAGTTGTTGGAGGTGGAGCAAGTGGAGGTCCAGGAAATCAAAATGGACAACCTGAAAATCCTGGTAGTAATTCAAGTTTTTCAACTATAACTTCTAATGGTGGTGGTTCTGGTGGTGGGGGAAATGAAAATCCTGCTGTTTCATCAGAAAACGCTGTTGGTGGAGATGGTGGTTCTGGTGGTGGAGGTGGTCGTAAAGGTCATCCTAATAGTGGAGGTGCTGCTGGTTCAGGTAATACACCTCCTACAAGTCCTCCTCAAGGTAATAATGGTGGAGTTGGTGGTTGTAATCACCCAGGACCTGCCGTAGGTGGAGGTGGTGGTGGAGCTGGCGGTGCTGGCTCTGGACAAACTGCAGGTGCAGGTGTACCCAACGCTATTTTAGGTCCAAGTACAACATATGCTACTGGTGGAACAGGAGGTTCTAAAGGACCTGGTTCTGCAGGTGGTGCTGGAACTACAAATGAGGGAGATGGTGGAGCTGGAGGTTCAACTCCAAATGGAGCTGGTGGAAATGGTGGACCAGGTATTGTTGTAGTTAGAGCACCGAGTGCTGTATCTTTTACAGGAACTCCTTGTTGTGCATTTACAGCTTCGACTCATCCAGGTGGTGATAAAATTGGTAAATTTACCGCTAATGGTACATTGACAATAAGTGGAGCATAAAAACAAAATAACTTTTAAGGAGAAAATTAAGGAGAAAATAATATGGCACATTTTGCAGAATTAGAATCAAAAACAGACCCAACAGGTTTTACATCTGATACACATAAAGTTGTTGTAGCAGTTACAGTTGTAGCAAATGACTGTGTACCTTCAGACGAACATGTTGATGGTGAAACATGGTGTAAAAATTTTTTTAATAAACCAAATACAGAATTTAAACAAACATCATACAACAATAATTTTAGAAAACAATATGCAGGTATAGGTTATGTATATGATTCCTCTAAAAATAAATTTTTAAGTCCACAACCTTATGCTTCATGGGCATTAGATAGTAGTGATGATTGGAAAGCACCAATAACTTATCCATCAACTACATCTGGAAGTGGTTTTACATATAGAATTTTATGGAACGAAACAAAATATAACGCTAACAACAATACAGGTTGGGAAGCAACTAAATCAAATGATACAGCTGAAACACCTACAGTTTATAATTGGAATGGCTCAGCTTGGATTTCCGAATAGGAGACTAAATGGCCAGAACTAATGGTGGATTAATTGGTAAAAGAAATATAACTTCTTTTGGGAAGAATACAGTTACTGTTAAAACATCTGACGGAGCAGTCACTACTCAATCAGGAACTAGACTTGTTAATACTCTTGTTGTAGCAGGAGGAGGAGCAGGTGGATGTGCTTCAGGTGGAGGTGGTGGTGCAGGTGGTGCACAAGTTGCTACATGTATATCTGTTTGTGGAAGTTCTCCTTACCCAATGACTGTCGGAGGTGGTGGATCAGCTATTTCTTCTACAGGTAGAGGAGGAAATGGAAGTAATTCAGTAGCAGGTTTTCCATCAAACCCAATCACATCAACAGGTGGTGGTGGTGGTGGTGGAGTTCCAGGTTCTACATCAGGAAATCCAGGAGGTTCAGGTGGTGGGGCTGGTGGAGGAAGTCCTGGTGGAACAGGAGTTTCTGGTCAAGGTAATAATGGTGGTAGTTCACCAAGTCCAGATGAAGGAGCTGGCGGAGGAGGACACGCAGCTGTAGGAGGAGATGCACCAGGTACAACTACAGGAGGAACAGGTGGTGCAGGAACAGATTTTAGTCCTTATTTTCCAGGAGCAACACTTCCAAGCTGTGGAGTTTATGCAGGTGGTGGTGGTGGTCGAGGAGATCCAACAAAAGGTCCTGGAGGAACAGGTGGTGGTGGAGCTGGTAAACAACCAGGAGTAGCTGCTGTATCAGGAACAAATAACACTGGAGGTGGTGGTGGAGGAACAGGTGGTGGACCTGGACCAGGCACTAGTGGAGCAGGTGGTCCAGGAATAGTTATCGTAAAAGAATTAAGTAAAGCAAGTGGTGTATGGAATTTAAGAAGTCAATTTAGTGCTATAAAAAATGGAATATGGCCTAGGTTTATAGCAAGTTATTCAATTAATTATTTAGTAGTCGCTGGAGGAGGTTCTGGTGGTGGATCTGGAAATAATTCAGGAGGTGGTGGAGCAGGAGGTTATAGAACTGCTGGTTTTGGACCCTCTCCATTACGAGGAAGTGCTTTAACATTAGAAGAAGGAGATTATTCAATTGTAGTTGGTGGAGGTGGAGCAGCAAATCAATCTGGTGCAGGTAACAATGGAGTTAATTCAAGTTTTAGTACAATAACATCAGCTGGTGGTGGTTATGGTGGTAGAGGAGATGCTCCTTCACCACAACAATCAGGAAATACTGGTGGATCTGGTGGTGGTAATGCATATAATAAACCATCAAGTTGTCGTGTATCAGGTAATACACCTCCTACAGACCCACCTCAAGGAAATCCTGGTGGAGCTGGAAATGGAGGACCTGGTGGAGGATCTCCCTTTGGATCAGGTGGAGGTGGTGGAGCAACGGCTGCTGGAGGAGATGGACGTTGTACTATGGCTGGTGGAGCTGGAGCTCCCAATACAATTTTAGGACCTGATACTTCTTATGCTGGTGGTGGAGGTGGAACTAATGAATCTTCAGGAGGTCCAGGTGGAGCTGGCGGTGGTGGAGCTGGTGCTGGAGGAAATAGTGGATCAAATGGTGTAGCAGGAACAGCTAATACTGGTGGTGGCGGTGGATCTGGAAATGATAGTCCAGATGGTGCTAATGGTGGTTCAGGAATAGTTGTAGTTAGAGGACCAAGTGCGGTTACTTTTGCAGGTACTCCTTGCTGTGCATTTACAGGATCAACACATCCTGGTGGAGATAAGATAGCTAAATTTACAGCTAATGGCACATTAACAATTTCATAAAATTAATACCCCTTGACAATTTTAAATAAGATTAGTATAATATAAGGGATATGAATTTAACAAATTATTATTGGTATTTCCAAAGTGCAATACCAGAAAGAATATGTGATGACATTGTACGTTATGGAAAATCATTACAAGATCAAATAGCAGTTACTGGCGGTTTTAGTAATAATAAAAAATTAAATGCAAAACAAACAAAAGATTTAAAAAAGAAAAGAAACTCAGATATTGTTTGGATGAATGATAGATGGATTTATAAAGAAATACAACCATACATTAATCAGGCAAATACAAACGCAGGTTGGAATTTTCAATGGGATTTTTCTGAATCTTGCCAGTTTACAAAATATACAAAAGGTCAATTTTATGATTGGCATTGTGATGGTTGGGATAAACCATATATTAGAGAATATGCAAATGATCCATCACATGGTAAAATTAGAAAGTTATCTGTAACAGTTACATTATCAGATCCAAAAGATTATAAAGGTGGAGAGTTAGAATTTGATTTTAGAAACATGGATCCTGATAAAAAACCTAATATAAGAAAATGTAAAGAAATATTACCCAAAGGATCTTTAGTTGTATTTCCTGGTTTTGTTTGGCATAGAGTATGCCCAGTTAAAAAAGGTTCAAGACATAGTTTAGTTATATGGAATCTTGGTTGGCCGTTTAGATAAGGAAAATATGAAAAAGAAAAAAAAAGAATTAGAATTTCCAAAACAATTACAAAGAGAAGATTTATTTCCTTGCCCTATATGGTATGCTGATGAACCTGCATTTGTTAATGAATTAAACAAAGCATCTGATTCTTATATTGAAGAAGCAAAAAAAAATTTAAAAGAAACAATATA